CCTATGATTTTTATATTGATCTTACAGTTGGAATTAGATTTAGAATCTTTTCATATGCTGCTTTATAAGTTTTTACATCATATAGAGCATTTTCATATATAACCTTAATCTTTTTGCCATGGATATAAACATCAATATCAGTATTTAATTCTAAACCTTTTTGTAAAAATAAGGTTTGTAGAAATACAGGATATGGTTCAACTATATTTGGAAGATCACTAATGGTTCCAAATACATTTAAAAATAATATCCATGATAAAGGATTAACTGTATGAATAATAACCTTTGTATATGAATTTAACCACTCATTAACTAGAGTTTGAAATTCACTTAATGGAACATAATGAGATTCAATATTCTCTGGAAATTGTGGCGTATTGTTAACTAATAATCTATTAGCAACAGCAGTGTCTCCCGGAATCCATCCACTATTATTAATTATGTCATAGTCTGAATTCTCTAGATATAGAGTTCTATCAACACCATCGGTTAATGCTAAAGAGAGAACTTCACCATCAATTCCATATTTATTAAATTTCAAATCCATATAAATTCTATTTGTTTTCATTATATACCACTCTCCTTAAATATTTTTTAATTAATATAATGTGGATATAATCAAATAGCATTGTTATAAAGCTTTAATTGTAATTCATTGACAATCTCATCTAAGACATTATCATTATAATCAAATACTATATCTAAATAATCATTAACAAAATCACCATTCATCATGCCTCTATTAATTAATAATTCAATAGTTCTATCATCAATGTCATCGGATTCTGTTGTCATATCCACGAAATCTAAACTCTCAATTTGAATTGACTTTATATAAGAAACGATTGAAGATAAATTAGATAATATAATAACGTCTTCTCTTTCTTTTAATTGTCTCTTATAATTTAACGTTGTTACGTCTTTCTTCTTTGCCATCTTTTCATAAGACTCAGCAAGAGTATTTCTATTATCAGTAATGTAACTATAGAAGAAACGAACAACATTTCTTTTATAATTTAAAATAAAATAATTATATACTGCTTCTGTCGTTGGAAATAGTTCAGGCGTATCAATATTATCAATCCCTAAGTTATATTTTTCACTGATTGAATTCAATACATCATTACAGAAATCAATAATAACATTTTCAAAGTTCTTGAAATCATCTGGATTATCAGAAAAATTATGTTTTATTATGTTATATTTTTCCATTACGATGTTAAAATAATTTGTTGAACTCATTAGAGGATTGCTTATCTGCTCATATATATTTTCTTTTATAAGATCCAATGGAAAGTCGGATAGTAGTTCGTCATTCATATTAACTGATGACAAATCATAATAATCACTATCATATCTCATTTTTTATCCCAACCTTTCTAGTATTTTACACATTTGTTAATATACAATTAAAATATAAAAAGACAATAGGCTAAATAAATAGCCTATTGTCTAGATCTTTATTTAAAATATCTATCAACCGTATTCTTTAATATATTGAAGAGTTGATCATCCATTTTAAATCGTTCTTTATTGATCTCTAATGATTTCATAATGTTTCCATCATTATGTCTCATCGAAGCAGCCTTCCAATCACATATCATTTCAACAATATCAACAAGATCCATATCATTTATTCCATTTGGATAATGTTCTGGATGATGAGTGTTGTTAGCATAATGATGTTGGATTGCAGGTTCCATCTTTTTTAAATTTTCTTTATATTCTTCAGAGCCATATGTCAAACCTTTTAGATTTGGCGTATATTTAGCATAATAGCTAATTTCTTCTTCTTTAAATTTTGAAGCATCGTGAGTAGCTCCTCTTTCAACCATATCATTTGCAAGAACTCCAATAAACTTAGCAACATTTTCAATATGCTTAGTAACATCTGCTAAATGATATTGAAGATCATTTTCTTCTGGTTGTGGTAAATTTGGATTTGTAAAAATCATCTTATATTCCTCCTCAGCAATCCAATCTCCATCGTAAATACAACTGGATTCTATGAACTTATTAAAAGCCCAATCATCAAGTCTCATCACTAAACAAAAAGGATAGTCTTTTTTATTATACGAATGTACGACTTGTAATCTTTCATTTAAAAACCATCGATTCTCTCTCATTATCATAAAACGTTTCAATAAGTTCTCCATAAAAGCACTTCCTTAATTATTTAATTCATCACATAATGAAAGATAAGTATCTGTATCCATATCATCCTCATCCATTGGTCTGAAATGTCCAGAGTTAGATGTGAGTCTATCTATTATATCCATTCTCATCTTTTCATTAAATATTTCTTGAGCTGATTCAAAAGATGAATCTCTATCTGGCTGTGGTACAATTATATTTTGTTTAATTTCATCTGGAAGTGATTCGTAATCTTCATATTCATTAAATAATCCTCTATTTCGATCATCTTCAGACGGAGCATGTCCTCTAACAAATCCATATCTCTCAAGATTATTCCCATAATATAATACATATAAGAATATTAAATATGACATAATAGAGTCATCGTTAAATCCTGGACCAGCTACTATTTTTCCTTGTTTATTCCGCACTAAATGTAAAAGATCATTTATAATATTTCTACATACAAATTTATCTTTCTTTTCAGTAACTCTAGTAAATAATAAATTAAACATAACTTCTCTAGAACCTTTTTCAGTATATACGCCATAAAGTCTTCTATTGAAAGCTTGTTGTTTTAAGAATCCACTTGGATCTAATTTGTCGTCTATATCTCCACCAGCAATAACTTTAGTGTTATCAAAATAAAGATTTGCTATTAATCCCATAGATTTTAATCCTTCTATGATAGCAGCTCCAACGTGATTTCTTTCTACACAAAGAATTGCTTTTGGTATATACTTTTTAACTAAGATATATAAGAATTTCTTAGCATCTTCAGTTCCAATATATGGAGATTTGAATTCTGCAACTGGCTTTTCACTATATGGGTCTCCGACAGTAACAGCAGTATTATCCGAACCAGTACCATGGCTACAGTCTACTGAAACTATATATACTTTATTTTTAACAAGAGGTTCATATACATCCAGTTTATAAAATTTATTAATAAAGATTTCTTCGATAACCTCTTTCTGTAACTCTCCGATCTCATCAAGATCTTCTTGATTGAATGGTGAGCTTTGTGATCCTCTGATTCTTTTAAGATAGATTTCTCTTTTAATCATTAATGGATCATTCAATAATGTTTGTGCGGTTCTTTTAACCCAATCTTCATCTAAACCTAACTGTTTATGATTATATTCAATATAAACAATTCCATTTTGAGAATTTTTTTCTACGTATTCATGAACTTCTTGTTTTTTCATATCATAGAATTTTTCTGTCCATCTACAAGCATCATTGATAATTTCAACAGCTTCTTGCGCTGGAGCAGAATCCAAATCCCCTGGAGTTGATAACAAAATTCTACAATAGAAAGCATTGTTTCTTTTAGCATTATCAGATGCTGATCTATAAGCAGGACCAGATGCCTGTATAATTCGTTTGATGTATGATGTAAACTCAACTTCATCGAATAAATGACCATTATCTTCACATGAGTCGTTAATTCATGCAGTTCTCTTATGAACTTCTCTATATCACTATAGAAGATGAGACTATATCATTATCTTTTATGTAAATAAAAGATACTCTCCGTTTCGGATACACTTGTATCCTACTCCCATTATGGGATAGTCGTTGAACGTTCCTTATATTAATAAGGCTTCGCTGCTGATTGTCTTTATAAAAGAGTCCCAGCAATTAAAAGAGTTTTCTTTATAGATCGCTCTATAAAGCCCCGATAAACAGGGCTGCGTACATCCGCGGCCAATGCTCTCAGCTTTTTCTTGTGATAATGCTTTTGGTTTAGTTACAATCTTATTCCCATTATATACATTGGTTAAAGATTTGACGTTATCATGTCCTTCTATTTTGTGTCCTTCTTCATCATACATGATTTTGAATTGTAAATATGATGGAAGAAGATCTCGTTGTTTCTTCAAACGATCAAGATTAAGATTTGCAAGTTCCTGATCTTTACCAATAAACATAAACTCAGAATTAGTGGTTCCAAAATGAAAAGCCCAATTTAATATTGCTATATTAGATTGAGTCTTTCCAGTTTGTCTAGGTTTAATATCATAAAATTGGATTCCGTTCAAAGCACACCATAAATCAGCCAGATTTCCTCTATTTAATAAAAATGGTATACCAGAACCTCCTTGATCAGGAATTCTTACAACTTCTCTTATAAAATACCAAGGATTGATTATGCATTCATTTACTATTCGCATAACCATATCATCAGTTAATATTTTATCATAAGGATCTATTTTTTTAAGAGAAGTATCATAAAGTTTTAGAAAAAAATAATGATTCTCTATTCCTAAAACTTTTAAATCCTTAGCAGTTTGAATAAACGAAATGTTCTTGGTGTCAGTATGTATAGTATACTTTCTTTTTTGTAATACATCCATATACTAATCTCCTTTCTTATTCATTTTATCCTATTGTAAATTTAAATAAAAATATACGATAAAGAATTATCTTTATCGTATATTAATATATTTTATCCTTCATAACCTACGGGATATTTAATAAATAACCCATATTGTTTTTCTTTAACTTTTGTATTCATAACTTGTAATCTCATCTTCTCTAATTGAGATTTGAATCCTAATAGAGTTGATTTACTTTGAGAAACTTTTTCTGTTTTTCCTTTTTCAATAAACTCTAAACCCGTATTAACTAATTCGAGTTTATCATATATCTGATCTAGCATATATATTTTGTCATCTTGATTATCAATCTTCTCAAGTTCAACATTCAATATATCTACATCAACCTGATGAATCTTTTTAATCTTTCCAATTGAATCAATAAAATCTAATATACTTTCTTGCATTATCTTATCATGTTGATTTAATAATGCTTGTTCAGATAGAGCTTCTTTATAAGCATCTCCTTCATTCTTAATGAAAGAATTCTTAATACGAGATAAAACATCTTTAACAAATACACTAGGGGTTCTTAGTATTTGTACATCTATTAGATGTTTCAATTTAGTTTTTCTCATTTTAAGTTCAGTGATATTATCAATAGCCCACTTAACAAGAATTTGAACATCCTTATCTTTATCAGCATTTGATTTGTTGATAAGTCTATTGCCACGGACAGATAATAGTTTAGTTATAAAATTATCTAACTCATTAGCATATCCTTCTTTAACAACAAACTTATCAGCAGCAAACTCACTACTTTGATTAATGTAGTCAAATCCTTTTTGACTACATGCTTCTATAATAGATAATTCAAATAACTTATTAACCATCGACTTAGAAGCAAGATCTCTTAATACATAATTAAGATTCATTAATTCAAATTTTATAATTTTACTAACTCTTTGTGGAACTGTATTGGAATAAACAATGTGTCCAATTTCATGCAATAATATAGAAGTTAATTCAGCAGGATTAACTACCAGATTAGTATCATATAGCAACAATGTGTCAATTTCCATTATCCAGTTCTTGTTCTCTCTCCATATATCCATAACTAATGATATATGCTGTTTCTGATTAAGCATAGCATCTACCATCTTATCTAAGACTGAACTTGTTGGATATATAACCATACCAAAAAATTCATTAGTCTTATTGTCAACAATAGATATTTCTATGTCTAAATCATATTTACGTTTAATAGCTCTTTTAATAGAATCTAACGCTGGTTCAATATTCTTCTTCTCTTTAATATCTTGAAAATTCTTTTCTATAAGAATTAGATCTTGAGATTTTTGAATCATCGCCACCATTCCTTTCTTATTGTGATTTTATTAATTTATTGTTGAAATGAGAAAAAAAATATAACAGGTTGTATAACCGCTATATCTTTTTCCTTATATATTAAAATAAGTTATGGGCGTTAATTCAAGCTTATAATATATATCTTGTATGGTTGAAAATACGGTAAAATGATACTAGAAGAATTATCTTCTAGTATCATTATTAAATAAAATTTAACTAAGGAGCTATTATAATATACCGAATTCATTATCGGTGATATTCATTTTTCCTTGAATTGGGAGCAATTCGATAGTTTCGTATCTGCTTGTTCCCATGATGTTTGGAGTCAATGGTGTATTAGCATTTCTATAGATGTTTTCGATATTAATGCTATACTTAAAGTGCTTGAATGTGATCATTTCTTTTGTCAATGGATAAAGAACAAGTCTTAGACCATTTTCAGCAGGTTCTTTTAGAGTGGATACTACATGAACTCTTGATTTGTTTGTAGTCCATACACCAAATCTGTAATCCAATTGTACGCCACCGATTTTTGTATCTTCATCAATAACCCATTTAACATCATCTTGTAGAAGAGTGATGTTGTTTGGATGTCCGTACATTACGAACATGATATCAGCATTTCTTAACTTAACTTTCAATCTATCAATCAACCTGTTGATATTGTATTTCAATTCGTTAGCGATCCACATTGATGGTACAATAGGAACTCCAACTGGAGGAATACAGCTGAAAGAAGCAGTTTCTGTAAATTTCTGATCATAACCGAAAGGCAAGTTGCCAGTTCCGATTGCAGTCCATCTATCAAAAGATGTTCTCAAGAAATCAAGAATATCGCTATCTTCTGCTTGTGTCAGGTTTGTTGAGATATCTGTAATATATTCAGTTGTAATGTCGATATCAAGAAGAACTTTATAGTCCTTAATCTTTTCAACAGTCAAACCAGTATTGAATCTTGTCTTTTCAGAGATACTCCATTGTCTTTGTTCTCTTTCTCTATCAAGTTCAAGACCATTATAGTTATTTTCGTTGGAAAGTTTTCCGCCAAATTTAACCTTCTTAACAAGTCCAGCAGTGCTTGATACAGATACGAGTCCTTTGTATTGGTCTACAATGAAAACGACAATATCTTCAAATTTTGTAAGTGCAGTATTCTTGCAGCTTACACGATATGAAATTGTATTATGTTGTGGCATATTGCTAAGTGCTTGTGGATCTGGTCTGATGTCAAGTCCTTCAACTGTAACAGTTTCAGTACCGCCTAAACCATCATCAACATCCATTTGTACAGCAGTAATTGCCAAGTTGTAATCGAAACGATCTCTCTTTTCGATTGAACCACCAGATTTACCAAGTAAATCATAATCCTGCATTGGTAGAACACCAGCAAGTTCAGGGAGCCAATCACTGTAAACAGGATCTCCTTGACCTTTGCTTAATACAGCTTTATATGAGTTATCATAGTAAATTTCAGGGATGTAGTACTTGTTCCCTTCTTTGTCTTTCAAGAATTTTCTTTCAAATGCAACTCTTACAACTGGCTTAGTAGCAACCTCAGTCATAACGATATCTTTGGAGTGTCCTTCGATATAGTTTTTCTTTAAGATTGGCAGAGTTAAACCAATAGCAGGATAGAGCATCATAGCTGAAGATTCTTTAGCTATTTCAAACATTGTATTTTCAAAAAGTTGCTCTAGCTTAGCAGGCATTGTAGCGAAATAAGGATCTTCAATGGCTGACTCCATAACATCTCCTAGAAGTCTATTTTTGTAAACTTCTCTGAGGTTATCAGCTTTAGCAATATTTGAAATCTCGTCGAAAATATTCATGTTGTATTCATTTGCAAAACTTTCATATACAGACTTAATGTTGTTTTTGAAGTCCGCATATCTGTCTGTTGTGAATGAACCAACTGTGTTGTACAGTTGAGTATTTTCATCACGCAAATTGTACATATTGACACTTCCTTTCACATTGTTATTTTTTATAATATTGTTTAAGTTCACCATTATTCAAATACTTTATTTTTTTAACCAATTCAATATTTATTTTGAAAGCCTCTAAAAAACAATGATACTGATAAAGATTTTCAATATATTTTTGATCTGGAAATACTTTATAAATATATTCAAATACGGTTTTTTGCAGAATAGACAAGTTCTTCATAACCTGTCCAGTAACTGATGATATCAGAAGATCGTTTATTTTCATATCAGATATTTTGATTTTATTTTGTTTTATAATATTATAAAATTCAATAAAATCACTTATCAACGATAATTTTTTTAATCTTTCTTCTTTATCATCAATTGATTCATTATTGTCTTGTTGGTCTAATTGATCGGTATCTGTTGTATCTCCAGACGTATAATCTGTTGGATCTGTTGCATCATCGGTAGTATCATCAGGATTATTAGGATCTGTTGTTGTGTCTGTAGTATCTGTTGTATCATCCGGATTATCCGTTGGTGTGGCGTCTGTTTCAGTCTCAGTATAATCTGTACTGTCAACATCGTCTGTTGCATCTTCAGAATAATCCGTGGGATCAACTTCTTTAGGCTTTCGTGCTTCTAATAAAATATGTCGACTATTAAAGATCATTTAATCACCGCCTCAATTGTGATCTAGATTATATTCTATTCTTTCTATCTCTTTATCAAGACGCATCTTAATTCTCATCAATTGATATTTTTTATCTCTTTCAGAGTCTGATTTAGCATCATCGATTTTTTCTTTAACAATTTCTTGTTCTTCTTTCAATTCTCTAAGTATTTGCTCTCTGATCTTTTTATCTGCCTTCTTATCTAACGCAACCCTTACTAAGAATCCAATAGCTGCTAAAGCTGGAGCAAAGTATGCAACTCCACCAATCACAACTGCATCTCTAACAATTTTCAATAGTTTAAATCTGAATTTTCCTTCTATAATCCTATTACGTCTTTCTTGATAATCAATCTTTTTGAAAGAGTCTATTAATTCAGAAACAAATCTATTTATAGGTTCAACAGCTTTATTTACTTTTGTTGAAACCTTATCAGATATAGATGCTACTTTTCTAACTCCATGTGTTATTTTACGAGTAGATGCAGCTTCATCAATAAGTTCTAGTGCTTGTGAAATATGCATCATATTATTGAATGATTCATAATTAACTTCTGGATCATTTATGAAATTAAAGAAGTTTTCTATTAACTCATCATGTAACTGAAGAGCAATTTCACTGGTTGTTACATTAGCTAATTTATCATATAAATTTTCATGATATAGGTCTATCATATAACTCTCATTAATATCTTCATATAACGAGAAGTCTTCCTCATCTGATAAATTATTATTTAATTCATCTTCCAGTTCATCTTCAACATCAATATCTTCACCAAAACCCAACATTCCTTTTTCAATTATATCACCAATAGATTCTTTAACAGGACTATTAAGTTCATGTAGCCTTTTTTCTAATAAGGATATTGTAGAATCATGAAACTTTATAAGTTCTGTTATTGTATTATGAGCATTGACACCATTAAAGACTCCATATTTAATTATTTTAGATTCAATATTAGGGGCGTCTTTGAGTTTAACATAGAACTCTTTGCTTTCTCTCATATTATAGATCAGTTTCTCTATTTCATTTTTATTCTTCATCTTACTAATATCACCAATCATAACACGATCTTTAATCTGCCAACCTTTCTTATAAAAAGCTCTTAACCATTTTTTTGGTACTGGTAGTATATATGGAATAACTGCTAAAGGCCCTATTGTTATAGCAACCTCTTCCAATATATTATAAAGCTCTTTAACTGGTTGATTTAATTTTATATAGTCCTCCAAAGATTTTTTAGAAGTATCTAAAGCATCAATGAATTTTTGTAGATATTTTTTCTTTTCAAAATCTTTTTCCTTCTGTAACTGTTCTTTTGCCACAGTTATTTGTTTAACCAGTATTTCTACATATGATTGAGCTTTTGATCTTTCTATTTTTCTATCAATCAACTTAGCAACAACAAACTGTGGGACGCTTAGACAAAGAGTTATGAATACACTTAAAGCCGTTATAGCAACACCAGCAGTGAATCCAATTAATCCTAAGAATATAGAAGTGTTTTTGATTAATAGTAGAGGAAAATACTTAATATCATTCTTAACCTTTTCTTTTTTCAATTCATCAATCAAATTACTATACTTCTTCATATATTCTGGATTACGTTGAATATTATTTACAATTTCATTTAGTTCTGTATTGACAGTGCTTGATTCAATGACTGAACATAGACGATCGTAATGATATTTATATAGAAAGTTTTCTTGAATACTTTCTATATCATCATATTCTGTATTTTCCTTAATGTATTCTTGAATATCTCTTAATGTATTGAATAATGATTCTTCCACATAATTATTCTTTTTACATTTTTCAAAGAAATCTTCAATAATATCATTCTGATCTAATAAGGATTGTTGATCATGATTATGCGACTTCATAAAGAAATTATAGAACTCAGTACCAAGGGATGATTCTGAAAATATATACATTGAATTCTTTAGAATATCTTCATTTGGAAGAGATTTTATATAATTCATATATGTCATCGTCTCCATGGGATTATGG